TCCTTCGTTTTGTTTGTTGTTTCTGTCTACGGCTCTAAATTATCATAAGCCGCTTAAGATGCAACAACTATTTTCAATTATTTTTAGGCACAAAAAAACCCGCATTTACGCGGGTTTCGTGAGGGTTGGCGCGGCTGTTACATCCCCTTCGCATAGTCCGCGCACACAATCGCAACGTGCGAGCCGTCGCTGGATTCGGTCACCGTCTGGATGCGATACCGCTTTCCGTCCTTGTTGTCCGTTAGCAGATTCGCCGACTTCGGAAGCGTCTCAAACAAACTCCTAACAATCAGGAACGAAGCCGACGAATTAAGCCCAAACCCGCCCTCCTCCATCGCCCTTGAAAACGACGACGCTCCGCCGGGCAAATACGGATACTCCACGCCCGCAATCGTCACGGTCGTCTCGCCCAATCCACGGGCGGAGCGCATCTCGCTCATCGCCCGCTCCGTCTCGTATTTGATTCGTCCGCTCATTTTTTTGCAATGAAAAACGCCGTGCCGATTTTGTCAGCACGGCGTCATGTGATTGGTTCGGATTATCCGAGCAGAACGGCGAGATGTTCGGGCTTCACGACGCTCACGCCGTAGGCGATGGCGACTTCCACCTTGTTCATCCGGTAGCCGGGATACATCGCCAACTCAAAGCTCAACCCGGAGCGCGGGTCGGTGATGACCTGGCGATCAACGGCGAGGTCTTGACTGCCGGCCTTCGGCAAGCGGGTGGCGAGCAGGATGGCGTTGCGGCTGAAGCCGAGGTTCTTGACGTGCGCGGCATTGACCGTGACGGCGGTGTTATCCGACAGCGCGGTGCGGAGGCCGGGCGCGTTGATGGTGAACGAGCCGCTGGCGAGCGCGGTCGCCACGACATACTTGACGCTGTTGATGGTCACAACGTCACCAGCGAGGACGGTGCCAGAGCCGGTGTCCACAGCGATGGTCGTCGCGCCGGCGGAGTGTGCGCCGTTCAACTGATAGCTTGCGCCCGTGCCAGCGGTGTGGCTGGCAATCTGCGCGGATTCGCGGACGGCAAACCCGTGGAGGTCGAGCAGCGTGCCCTGACGGAGCAGGCTGGAATCGTTGGCCTCGTTCGCCTTCGTGAGTTGCGCGAGCGTGCGGAGAGCCGCGCCAGCCGTGGTGTCAATGACGAGGCTGCGGTCGGCCATCGGTGCGCCGTTGTCATCAAGAATCTTCTTGATGTTCGCGGGGTCGGCCAAGTTGGACGCAAACGGAGCAGTGCCAGCGGTGCCGTAGGCGCGGCTCGCGGCAATCTTCGCGGCATTATAGACCGCCAGCTCGATTTCGTTGACGTGGACGCGGAGGGCTTGGGCGATCTGGTCGCGGACGACGTTTGCGCTGCCCGGGCCGGCGTCGAGGCTATACATTTCCTCGCCGGTGTAGCCAAAGCTCGAAACCTTGTAGTTTGAGATGGTCAGGCTCTTGGTGCCGATGGTCTGGTCGCTCGCGGCGGTGACAGTCATCGCGGGGGTGATGTCGCTGGTCGTGTTGGCCGGGGCGATGGGGACGTAGAGCGTCTGGTCTTTCGCCACGCGGTCAGCGGTTGAAGTCCGGTTGACGGACGGGATCAGCCCGACGAGTTCGCGGGAAACCACGTCGAGAGCTTCGTAAGCGGACGGGATGAGGTTGGTCAGTGTGTTAGCCATATTGTTGTTTTTTGGTTGTTATTCGGTGATTTTGCCGCCCGCTTTGCAGAAGGCCGCTTGTTTGTCTGCGGAGAGTTGGTTGAATTCGGCGCGTGAAATCTGTTGCGCGTTGCCCTTTTCCGCCTTGAGGGGTTTGACCTGCCCTTGCGCCTGAGTGATAGCCAACGCCTTTTCGGAGGCGCGGGCTTCAACGGATTTTTCAAGCTCCACGGAGGCGGCTTTGAGCGTGGCAATTTCCGCATCCTTCGCTTCGATGGTCTTGATGGCCTCCTTCGCGGCGAGTAGGTCGGACTCGGTTTTGGAAAGCGTGCCCTTGACGGATTCAAGTTCGGCTTGAAGTGCCGCGAGGTTTTCCGGCTCGGCGGTTTCAAAAGCCTTGAGCTTTTCTTGCGCCGCCACGAGTTCGGTTTCCAAACGCGACACTTCCGCGTTTGCCTTTACGATGGAGAAAAATTTGAACGCCATTTGGAAATGGCGCGAAGTCAATTATCTCTAGTCCAGAATTTCGGAGATGGATTCAACCAGCCCGTCGCAGAAGCCAAAACGCACGGCATCCTCGCCGTCGAAAACCTGGCCTTGCAAGCAATCGTCCGGAATGGCGCGGTTGCGGGTGACGGCAGCCTTAAACTGCGCGTAAATCTTATCCACGCCATCCTGAATCATCTTCCGCTCATCCGCGCTCATCGGCTGGAAACTTGCGCCTGCCAGCTTGTATTTGCCCGCGCTAATCGCGTTGACTTTGACGCCCTCCTTTTCGAGCGCGACGGATTCGTCTAGATATACGGAATAGACGCCCACGCTACCAACGTCGCTAGACTCGGTGCAATAGAACGATCCGCAGGACATGGCGAGCCACAACGCGCCAGAGCAGCACATTGAATCCGTGAAAGCAGCGGTTTCCTTGCCGCTGATGTTTTTAATCTTCCGCGCCATTTCAGGAACACCCGTCACCGTCCCGCCCGGACTGCGGAAATCAAACAGGATGCGCCGCACGTTGGAATCAGCCATCGCCGCGTCAATCATGTTTCCGATCTTGTCCAAGTCGCAGCCGCCGCACATCGTCTCAAGCATCGAAAGGTGTTTTCCGATGATTCCGTGAACTGGAATGATGGCCGTGCTTCCGTCCATCGCCAGCCCAATCTCGTCATCGTCGCCGCCCTCCGGTTCGGTGATGCCGCCGTCCAGCCGCGTTTCAATCAGCTTGCGGATGGCGCGGTGCTTTGCCGGGGTGATTAGCCACGGCTGCTCGTAGACTTTGGAAATGATTTGCGGGTAAATTTTCATGCGGGGGAATTGTTCGGGGCGGGCGCGGGTTGGTTGCTGGTTGACACACTGGCGGTCGTGCGAGCCGGCGGGCGCAATACGTTCAATGCCTCTTGAATGGTGATGCCGTGAGCCTTAGCAAGTTCGGCGGCGTCGTTTAGACGGTCGCCCGCCTCCTGCTTTAGCTGCATCCGAACGTCATCGTAAAAGCCGCCGCGTCGGGCGATGGCGTTTTTCGCCGTGCCCAAACCTTGCGCGATTTCCTCAATATCAATTTCGGAATCATATTTGCGGTCTGCGGAAATCTCGCCCGGGCCTTGATACTCCCACCTCCACCAGTCCTCATCTTTGGGAAGCAGCCCGAGCTTGATCGCCTTGCTGATGGCGTAGCCGTCCACGCGGCGGCACGCTTTCTCGACTAGCCGACGCCGCTTGTGCAGGGTCGCGTTAATCTTTTCCACGACGACACGCATCGCCGCCCCACCCGTGCCTTTCGGGTCAATGCTGAATAACACGTCCCACTCGCTGCCCCGAAACGCATCGCGCAAGGTGCGCTCCTGAAATTCTTGCGAGTTCGCCGACGGCCTATCCCACGCGAAGGCGTCAATCGAACTGCCGCTCCGCGCCTTTAAGTAGGTAATCGTGCCGCCGTCCAAAAGCTCGCGGTCTAGTTCGATTTTTTCCCCGTCAGAGTTTTCGGCCCCGGCCCGAATCAAATCTTCCGCCGCGTTGCTTTCGCCTTCCTCGTTCGTCTCAATCAGGGTCTTGCTCGCAAACGCTTTTTGCGCGAGCAATTCAAATTTGCGTGACTCGTCCCGGTCTTGCAGGTTGAACGCCGCCGCCGCCAAAGAAGAAAACCCGCGCTTCTGGTCAATGTCCTCCGGATCGTATGTAAGAAAAGCATCCCGCGACGAAACATCCTGAAACACCGCCGTGCCCGCTTCGCCGTCTGTCTTGATACGAAGCGCGGCAACCCGATTTAGGTCGTCGCATATCACGCCGTCAATTATCGTGTAGCCGGCAAACTCGCCGCTTTCAAGCTGCCCATGCTCAACCGAATCTATGCGGTGCGCTCCGATGGTTTGAATCTGCGGATAGCCGGAATCGGTTTCCGTCAGAATCGTTGCCATGTCGCCATCCACTAACGGCTTTACTACCAAGAATTTAACGTAGGTCTGATAGTCAAACGGCCAGCCAGCTACGTCCATGATTTTGTGCCACTCTTTCAACCACGCCTCCGCCCGCTCGCCCCACGCGCGATTTCGCCCGGAGTATTGCGGGATGAATGTTGAAGTCGCTAGATTCGCCTGCTCTAAAATTGCGCCCTTGATTTCCGGGATGTTCCAAAACATCCAGCGACCCAGGCTCAACATCGTCCGGCGTCCCATGCTTGAGACGTTCCGGTGTATGTCCCTGTCCATCGGAAGCACTCGCTTGCGGTCGGGCGTCTGCGTGGCCGACGCAATCAGCGTGTTCTGCCCGCCGTAATAATTGCGCTTTATTCCCGGCGTCTTAATCGGCTTCGCGGCGGCTTGGATTTTGCGCGGCTGGATTACCGCCTTACGTTTGTTCGGCATAGGAAAAGTCGAAGGTTGCCTTTGTGCGGTTACGCGGGGTGATTTGGTCGGCGGGGTAGTTGGCCGGGTCGAGCGCGTTTAGGGCGCGAAGTATCTGCCGTATGCGGGTGATTGCAGACGCCTCTACCTGCTCGCCTTTGGACACGTCGCCGGTGTTTGTGTCCACGATGGTCTTGCCAGCCGCCAGGTCTTCTTGCGCCCGCCGAAGCTCGGCTTGAAGCTCGTGCTTCTCCCATCCGATATAGAGATTTAATGCCATGCCAAGCATGGCGCGGAGTCAAATCTTCCGTCGCTTGCGCTTGACCCATCGAATCAAATCCCAATTGTCCCGCACGGCGCGAACATTCTCCCGCCGCCGCCTACTCCCCTTGCCGCTCATTGAACCGCCTCCCGCAGTTCCGCAATCCACTTTTCCGCCCGGTTTATTTCCGTCAGCACTCCGCCCCGCGTGTCCTCGTCCCACTCTTTCGCGGTGGCAATCTTCTTTGATACCCGCTCGCGCAACTCGCCAAACACCTTGAAGAAAAACGTCGCCGGCGCAACGTCGCGGGTCGTGTGCTGCTCCAATCGTTTCGGCGCATCCACCACGCCCGACGCCTCAAGCAAAAGCTGCTCCACGGCCTCGGCGTCCTCAATGGTCTTCGCCGGTTGCGGCATCGCGTTCGCCAGCTTCACGCATTTGCGGGCGGCCTCATAGTTCAACGAGGCTGGCAGACCGGCGGCAATCTCATTGAAAAATGAAAAGCCGATTTGATTGTGCCCGCACGCCTCCTGAATCCCGATGCCGATCTTGCGGCCAAGATTCACAAACCGAATCTTGCTCCGCGCCATGTCGTGCGCCTCGTTTAGCAACTCCGCCCAATCGCTCGCCACGCCGTCAATCGCCGCCTGTCTCGCCGCTATCTGTAATGTGTTCATTGTGTTTTTAGTTGTTGTTTTCTGGCTTGTGAAAATTTCGCCCTCGCCGCAACGCTCCGCTGCCCGGCCATCGGCGGGATGCCGACGAGGGCCTGAATCTTGTTAACCATCCGCGCCACGTTCGCCCGCTCACACTTGTGCCGGTGCGATAGTTCCTCCTGCGTCTTGGCGCGGGCCAGGTCGTTCCATCCCAACGCCAGCATCGCGCAGTCGTTCGCAAAAGCTTTGTCGCCCCGGTAGTCTTGCAGGCACATGAAGACCCGGCGGTAAAAGTCCAACGCCTCCCGCGCCGCCTGCCGATACGCCTCCGCTGTGTCCACCGACTCCTCGCCGTCTATCGCGGCATAATCAAAGTCAACGCTTGCAAGCTCAACCGCCGCCCGGCTGTCGTGGTGTGATTCGTTTTCGCTCATGTGGTTTCCGTGGTGATTTGTTCCGATTTGGTTAGCTGCTCCGCCGCCGGGTCGGGCAGTATATCCGCAAGAATCGCAAACGTGCATTGCATATTTGCCAAGTCGCGGGCGTGGTCGTTCTTGCTCTCTTTCCAAAATACCCGCGCTTGCCCCGACTTCTTGTTGTAGTCCACAACCCGAATCCGGCTGCCCATCTGCTCCGCGTATTCCCGCTC